AGCACTGCCCAAAGGTTGTAAGTTATTGTTTTCTGGTCTGTCGCCCCAGTTGTTGTATATTTTTACTAATGTATCAATCATTGTGATCCTCCTAAAAATTAAAATCGTAAAACTTTACGGGTTCATTATCTAAATGGTACTTATTACCACCAGCATCCTTCCAAGCACCATTCTTGTGCTTGCGAATAAAAAACTTATGATTTTTTTCATTGCTTTCTATTTTCCATTTTTGTTCATGTTGGTTACTAATGTGACCAGCAAAACCACCTTCATGCCAATCTTTTTTCCATGGCAATTGAGTGCAGTCCATCTCTCTGATAACCATTTTTTTGTCGTTGATAACCTCAACCACCTCATATGGTTCACAGTCAGAATATCCATGTCTGTTAGCAAATTTATTTTTTTTCATTTGATTTCTCCATTCTTTGTATTTCGTTAATTACATTATTAAAATCCTGTCTGCATTTTGCATATTCATCGTTGTCGACTTTGCCATATGCTTTTCTATTACTGTTAAGAACTTTAATCGTTCTAGTTGCTGTATTGCCATCATCTCCAACGGCCCAGCAAACTGCTTCAAATATTTCTGCTTCTGTATAAATTCTTGTCATCTTCTTTCTCCTATTTAAGTGTTAACAACACAGCAACCCCAAAAGTGATTGCTGTGAACATGATTGATATAAATAAAATAAATAACATTACTGGCCTACTTTCTGATTTTGAAGAGTGATCGCAATTTCTTGTTTTACATCTCTGTCATATTGTAGATCATTTTCGATTTTATTAGCTACGTTCTGAGCTCTTTTTTCTGTTGCGTAACATTTAACGTCACCAATAACAGTCTCAATAATTTGACCGTCAACAACATCTTCTTGAATTAAGAAAACCATCCATCTTCCGTCTGGTCCGTTTCTTTTTACTTTTGTGCTTCTGTAACTCATTTTCTTTCTCCTTTATTAATAATTAAATATAATAAATTAGTACATTATATTACATATATGTCAACCCCTACCTATTTAATGGCTAATTTCTGCGGTTTTTCGAGGGTACAGGATCCGTCATCTGACACCATTAATATGCGTATTTTTAATTTTTTTTGTAGTTTCGTTGGTGAGCGTTTAATAAAATATCCTGCAAAGTTTCCCGTCTTTCTTTTACTTGTTGACTTTACATCGACCAATAAAATTTCCCCTTTGTCGTTTAATCCTATTAAATCGCATGGCCCTAACTTTGAAATATTATCGAAGACCCAATAACCTAACTTAGTTAAATATTGAATTGCGTGAATGTGGGCAGTAAAACCCTTTTTATGTTTGTGATCCATGAGGCATGTTACGTGTAGCATTATTAAAATAATTTGTATTATTTATTTTGATTCACGTCCCCTGGAACACTTATAAGCATAATTTGGCTCGGCTTATGTGTCATTTATCAAGTTAGTTGAAAACTAGTGTGGGAGTGTGAGGATCATGATTATAGCAGATAATACTTAGTTTTTTTCCTCACATTTGTAGTGTGGGACAAGTGTGAGGATGTGAGTTTTAAAATTAAAAAATGACAGTTTTGTTAGATTTTATTTTAACGTGAGTAGAAATTAATTATAAGTTTTGATATAAATTATGTATGAAATTATGCTTATAGGAGCAAAAAAATGAAAATAGATGGAAGAAAATCAAGAAAGTTGACGCCAAACCAATTGAGGTTTGTACATGAATATTGTTACCATACTTTGACAGGCAAGCAGTCTGCTTCTGAATCTGCTCGCAAAGCTGGATACTCTGAAAAAATTGCAAGACGTACAGCGTATGAGCTAACAGATCCAAACAAATATCCATTAGTAGCAGAAGCAATTTATGATTTAAAAAAAGAATTGACTGATAAATATTCTGTAAACATGGACAAGCATTTGGCTAGATTAGATGAACTTGGTAAAAGAGCAGAGGAGGAAAAACATTACTCAGCTGCCATCAATGCTGAAGGATTAAGAGGTAAAGCATCTGGCTTATATGATCCAACAATTAGGATGGAGAGCGCCATTGAAAATTTATCGAGAGAACAACTTGTTGCCAAACTTGATGAGTTACAGCGTAAGGGTGTAGGTGTTAGAGGTGAAGAGGATATAATAGATGTTACTCCAGAAAAAGAAAAACCTAAGATGATAGAAGATTAAATATCTTTTCTAATATCTTCAATGCATTGTACTTTGAAAGTAAAATATTTGTTCATGTCAAACTTTAAAAACTTACGCCCTAACTGTTCGCATTCACTTAGCTCACTAAACTTTTCTTGTAATACTAATTGATTGCCAGTGTATACCCAACCTTCACCATTAAAACCCCAGAGGCTTATAACTAATAAAAATACTTTCATTAGCGTAGTGTTATATTTTTAATTTGATCCATGATTTTACATTAACATGAAGGAAGCGAACTTTGTCAAATTAATTAGGAAACATCTGACAATTTATCATTGGCATAGAATAGAAACCACAACAGTTCTTGGCTTCCCTGACATGATTGGTGTTGCACCACAAAAGGATACACTTTTTATTGAATTGAAAGTTGCAAGATCTAGACGAATTAAGTTCAGTCCTCATCAATTTGCTATGTTAAAAAGATTATCTGAACAATCTGGAGGCTGTGCCTATGTCTTAGTATATGATGAACATGCGAAGCCCCTTCATGGAGCGGGAGAATTGTTATATGAAGCCAAAAACGTGGCAAATCTGCAAAAAAACATGCAAAACGTACCAATATTGGCGGTTGGATGGGCCAAGATCCAAGAATTTTGGTTAAAACGGCACAAAAAAACCTAGGAAATCCGTCAAAGTTCACTTACGGAAATAAAAATTATCATAAGTGACCAGAAAAAAGGGCAGAGAACCAGGATAAATTATAAAAAAGCCTAGGGTACCTGTAAAAAATGAAAAAAATGGCGGGATTCTGCGGATCCTGGCCACCCCTAATTGGCCATGGTTGTTGCGCACGTGTCGACCTAGCGCATGTTTTAAATTTTCAGCCAAGAATTTTTCATATGGAAAGTTTTTTCTAGGGTATACCCCCTTTTTTTAGTATAAAACGGCTTAGGAGTCCCAATGGAAACCAAAAATAATAAATTTTCAAAGTATTCGGATGAAGAGCTGCGATTGATGTTAGCAATTGCAATGCATGACGATCAATTAAAAGCAAAAAATGATTTCTTACACTTTGTTAAAATGGTTTGGCCAGATTTTATCGATGGGTATCATCATAGGATCATGGCAAAAAAGTTTGAAGAGATCGCTCAAGGTAAAACAAAACGATTAATTGTTAACATGCCCCCGAGACACACAAAGTCAGAGTTTGCATCTTATTTGTTTCCTGCTTGGTTAATGGGAAACAAGCCAAAAACAAAAATAATACAGGCAACTCACACTGCTGAACTTTCTTACAGGTTTGGTAGAAAGATGAGAAACTTGATGAATGACATGGAATACAGAAAAATTTTTAAAAACGTAAGTTTAAAACAAGATTCTAAAGCATCGGGTCGTTGGGAAACAAATCATGAAGGAGAATACTTTGGTGCAGGTACTGGCGGTGCCATTACTGGTCGAGGTGCAGATCTATTAATTATCGACGATCCTCATTCAGAGCAAAATATAAATGATACTGCTTTTGATAATGCATATAACTGGTATTTGTCAGGACCAAGACAACGATTACAACCAGGAGGCGCAATAGTCATTGTTATGACTAGATGGTCCGAAAGAGATCTTACGGGTAGATTAATAAAATTAGCAGGAGAAAACAATGCAGATGAATGGGAAGTAATAGAGTTTCCAGCAATATTACCCTCTGGAAAACCGATATGGCCTGAATACTGGAAATTAGAAGAATTAGAAAAAATCAAGGCAAACTTACCAATAATGTCTTGGGAAGCGCAATATCAACAACAACCAACTTCTGAGATAGGTGCAATCGTAAAAAGAGAATGGTGGAAGACATGGAAAAAAGACCAAGTTCCTCCACTTTTACATGTCATACAAAGTTACGATACTGCTTTTAGTAAAAAAGAAACAGCTGACTTTAGTGCGATTAGCACATGGGGGATATTCCGTAGTGAGTTTAATAAAGATAATATTATTCTTTTAGATTGCATAAAGGATCGTTGGGAGTTCCCAGAACTTAAAAAAGTTGCTTTGGAGCAATACAAATATTGGGAACCTGAAACAATTATTGTTGAAGCAAAAGCAAGTGGTCAACCTTTGATTCAAGAACTTAGACAAGTAGGAATTCCTGTTGTAAGTTTTAGTCCATCAAAAGGTAATGATAAAATTTCACGTGTAAACTCAGTTGCCCCACTTTTTGAAAGTGGAGTAGTGTGGGCTCCAGAAAAACATTTTGCTGAAGAAATGATTGAAGAATGTGCAGCTTTTCCTTATGGTGAGCATGATGATTTAGTTGATACAATGACACAAGCTTTGATGAGATATCGTCAGGGTAATTTTATATCACTAAATGATGATTATGAGGATCAGCCACGTGAGAAAAAGAAATATGTTTATTACTAAGGATAAATAATCTATAAAAAATTATGGTTGATAATATTGACAAAAAAATAGAGGCGGTCGTAGGTGAGGCCATTGATGACGCCATTGAAAAAGAAGAACCAGTAGAAATAGAAATTGTTTCGGAAGAAGTTACAGTTTCTGATGAACCGCCAGTAGAGTTTGCAGCTAATCTAGCTGAATCAATTGAAGAAAATGAATTACAAAACATTTCCTCTGATCTTATGAGTGAATATGATAGTGACAAAGCATCTAGAGAAGAGTGGGAAAAGACTTACTCTCAAGGATTAGATTTACTTGGTTTTAAATACACAGAAAGAAGTGAACCTTTTCAAGGTGCAAGTAACGTGTCCCACCCACTATTAGCAGAGGCAGTTACACAATTTAGTTCAACCGCTTATAAAGAATTAATGCCAGCTAGTGGACCAGTAAGAACGTACGTAGTTGGAGAAGAGACGCAAGATAAATATATGCAGTCTCAAAGAGTAAAAGATTTTATGAATTATCAAATCACTAACGTGATGCAAGAGTACACTCCAGAGTTGGATCAAATGCTTTTCTACTTACCGTTATCTGGATCAACATTTAAAAAAGTTTATTATGATGCACAACTTGGCAGAGCAGTCTCTAAATTTATACCAGCTGAGGATCTTGTGGTTCCCTATTCTGCAACAGACCTTGAGAGCTGCGAAAGAATTACTCATCGTGTACAAATGAGTGAAAACGAAGTTAGAAAAAAACAAGTTTCAGGTTTCTATAGGGACATAGATTTACAACCTTATGATGATACAACAACTTATAGTGCTTATGATGTTAAAGATAAAATAGATAGACTTGAAGGAGTTGAACCTACAGGCGAAGGCATGATGATGTCTCTCTTAGAGTTTCACGTAAATCTAGATTTAATTGGATATGAAGATAAAAACGGAGACGAAAATTCTGGAATAAAAATACCTTACATTGTTACAATTGATGAAGGCACAAGAAAAGTTTTATCTATTAGAAGAAATTTTAAAGAAGGTGATTCTAGTTACACAAAGCAAGAATATTTTGTTCACTTTAAATTTTTACAAGGTTTAGGATTTTATGGATTTGGTTTAGTGCATTTGATTGGTGGATTATCAAGATCTGCTACTCAAGCTCTTAGACAGTTACTTGACTCTGGAACATTATCGAATCTTCCAGCAGGGTTCAAGGCCCGTGGCCTACGGATCAGGGACGATGACTCACCTTTACAACCAGGAGAGTTTAGAGATGTCGATGCACCAGGAGGCGCGATCCGTGATGGATTGATGCCTTTACCATACAAAGAACCATCACAAACATTATTCGCTCTTCTAGGGTTTGTGGTGCAAGCAGGCCAACGATTTGCACAAATAGCTGATATGCAAGTTGGTGATGCAAACCAAGGGGCACCCGTTGGAACAACCATAGCGTTATTGGAACGTGGCTCCCGTATCATGAGCAGTATTCACAAAAGAATTTATTACTCCATGAAAAAAGAATTCAGATTACTAGCTGACGTAATTAAGACATATTTACCACCAGAGTATCCTTATGCGGTCATTGGTGGAAACAGAATGATTAAGTCAGATGATTTCGATGATACAATTGACGTGATCCCCGTAGCAGATCCTAACATGTTTAGTATGGCTCAAAGAATTCAATTAGCGCAAACGCAATTGCAATTAGCTACAAGTGCACCTCAATTACATAATATCAAAGAAGCTTACAGAAGAATGTATGAGGCTTTAGGTGTTGCCGATATTGATAAGATTATGAAACTAGATAAACCAGAACCAATGAGCCCTACAATGGAACATCAACGTTTATTAGATTTAGACAAGATTGAGGCATACGAAGGGCAAAATCATGACGCCCATATTCAAGCTCATCTATTATTTGGATTATCACCAATCGTGCAAGCACAACCAGCTTTGGCCATAGATTTAAATAAACATTTAATGCAACACATTTCATTAAAAGCAAGAGAAGCAGTTGAAGTTCAAATAGCACAAGCTGAACAACAAATGGGTCAACAAGCACAAAATGTTGATGAATTAAAAGTTGGTCAGATAGCGGCCCTTGAAGCACAGTTCTTAGCTGAGGTTCAACAGATGCAAGCTCAAATGTCTGGTGCTGGTAAACCAGATCCTGTTATTGCATTAAAAGAAAAAGAATTACAAATGAGAGCAATGAAAGATCAGACTGATGCACAATTTGATTTCTCAAAATTAAACTTAGAACAACAAAAATTAGCACAAAAAGAAAAAACAGATCAAGCTAGAATTCAATCACAAGAAGATATTGCACAATTACGTGCGAATATAAATTTACAAAAATTAGATGCCGCTCAAAAAAGGAACTAGTCAAAGAACAATATCTGCTAATATTAGCGAACTAAACAGAGCTAAAGCAAGTAAGAGTAGACAAAAGGCAATCAATACTCTAGCTTCTAAGAAAGGTATTAGTAAAAAGAAAGCTAAACAAAGGCTTTCTGTTGCTATTGCACTAAAAAAGGCAGGTAAAAGTGACAAAAGAAGAACAACTTAATAGATTTATCATTGAGCTGAGAGATCTTATTATTGATAAAAATCTCTCATTAGATGAAAATTTTATCATGTTTGAGGCAATGGCCTGTGTTGCTAAGGATCTTTTGAAGATTACGATGGAGGATTATCAGGCTTTACAACTAGCAGAACAAACGTTAAAAGATATGTCTGATAACGTAACTATTCACTGATATGAAAAAAAGATTAAAACCAGTACCAAAAAATAACAAAGGACTACCTAAGCTTCCTAAAGCTGTGAGAAATAAAATGGGTTTTATGAAAGGCGGTGGGTTAGCAAAAGCTACAGCTGCGCTCAAAGCTAAAGGACTGAAAAGAGGTGGTGCGATTAAAAGAAGGGTAAAAGTATGAAATTTAAAAATGCAAAAATGACTAAGGTGCCTTTTAAAAATCCTTTTCCAAATACTATTGTAGCATCAGATGCTGCAATCACTTATTCCCCATTTGTTGTAAAACAAAACAAAGGATCAGGACCACAAGGTCAAACTAGTAAAATGCAAATTAAAAAAGTTCCATTCAAAGGCGTAAAGTAGTATACTTCGCAACTTTAACAAAGGAGGTTTCTATGAAACTTTTATCAGACTTATGGGATCATTTAAAAGAGTGGTCAGACTGGAGTATGAAAGACTGGATTAAAGCTGGTATCGTAGCATTAATCGTAATTATAATTATAGGAGCAATCTAAATTAATGGTTTGGCAATTATTAGCAAAGCCCTTACTTGGCGTCGTCGCTGATGGCGTCAAGGGTTTTGTCGAAACAAAAAAAGCAAAGCAAGAATTAAAACTTACTGAAATAAAAGCTACACAGAAACTTAAAGAAGATCAAATTGCTGGCAAGGTT